AGGTATATCAAACTCGTATTCTTTTAATCCAGTGGCCATACTACCAATTCTTTTTAATTTATTTTCAGATTCTAAAACTTGACCAATTTGTTTAGTAACTCCTGGCTGTAATTTGCTTAAAATATAAAAAAATCCTTTTTTAAATTTTGTTTCACCTAAATCTTCCTTATTCCATATAGGAGCTCCAGAAGATTTTTTATTTTCTTTTAATTCTATTAAAAGATTTGCAGTCATTTCTCCTCCAGCAAATGGTTTATATATAGACTCTACTAATAATTTTAACGCAGCGTCTTCAGGAGATTCAGCCTCTGACATTGCATTAATAGTTTTGTTTATTGCTCCGTGTGGGTCCGATCCAGATATATCTATTATTTTAAACTTACCATCCTTTATGTCTAAAGGAAGTATATCAGATTCTTTTTGCCACTCCATTAAATACCTTTTAGCAAGTGACTTTCTATCCTTTTCATCGTCATCAGATAAAGCTGATCCTATTATTCCAGCTACTCCCAGACCAGCCATTTTTCCTGAAGAAGCTAATATTGCATTTCTTCCTGCTATATATGTCATTGCTCCAACAAGTCTTTTAGCTCCAGCTTCTTTTAATTTTGGATTTTTAGAAGCTAGTTCTTTTTGAGCCAATTTTATAGTATTTAATGCTGTTCTATAGGATTCGTACTGAAAAGAAACGAATGATCCAATTATAGGAACTGATCTAAATTTTTTAATAACATCAGGTATTTGATCATAAGATGGCATTACTTTTTTAACGTTTTCTGCTGCTATTTTTTCTACTTTAGAAAGCTCTGATTCAGTTAACTCACTTGGTTTTTTGCCATATTCAGCCTTAGAATATCTGTCTAGTTCGTGTTCAAAAGAATATATTTTCCAAAAGTCATCTTCTGCTTGGTAAGCTTGTTCAACTCCTCCTTTTACTTTTTTAAATAACTTAGTGGCTAAATTATTTCCTTTACTATCTATATTTCTAATAATGGCATTTTCAAAAGAACTGTCATTAAATAATTCTTTTACTTCTTGAAGACCAACACTTTTATCTATAATACCTAATCTAACATATTTATTATACATTTCCCTATTAAAATTCTTTCCTCTTGATAAGTTTCTAAAAGATTGATAAGCATTTCTTAATTCTTTTATATCTCCGTATCCATTAACTGCAGCAAATCCCATATTACTTACAAAGTTTACTGCGTGAGTAGCTGGAGATAATATAGTTTTAAAATATTTATTTGTTGCCACCAACGCAAAATAAGCGTCTAATAAAGCAGGTTTTGGTTTTTGATCAACCATTCTGTTAAATTCTTCTGCTATTTCAGGTGTGGTATATAAGCCTGCTATTTCTTTAAAAGCTTTTGATTCAGTTGGTGCTATTTTTTCAGAAAAACCAGGGGTATCATCATTCTTTTTTAGAATACCTGTTTGAAGACCAATAGCTCTTATGTCTCTTAACATTTGAGAAGTATTGGTTTGAGAAGAAAGTTTTATGATGGTCTTGGCAAAGTTTTGAGCTACATCAGTATATTCACCCATTAACATTCTGATTTCAAGAGGAATATCTTGTTTTGACTTCATAGCAGCTATGTCTTTTCCAGAAATTTCTTTTTTAAAAATCCAGTTAGTACCAGCTTTACCTTTTAAAGTTTTATTAATTTGTTTGTCAATTTTTTCTAAAATCTGTTCTTCAGTTAAATTAGGATCTTCTTGCTTATATCTTTCATATAAAAGAGAAGAAGCTGCAGATATTACATCATCAGAAATTTTAGTTTTCCAATTTTTACTATCAAATTTTTGATAAGACCTAGTTAAATAACTTCCTAAATTGTTTTTTATTTTTAACTTTGTTTCAGCATTTATAGTTGGATCAAGTAAAAGTTTTCTTGATAAATCATCTATCATATTTCTCATAGATGTAATAACTTCTCTTAAGTCTTCTCTTATCTCTACCTCTTCCCCTCTTAATAATTGGTCGGATAATTTTTCTAAGTTTTCTCTTTCGTTAGGGTCTTTTACAGATTTTATAATTTTATTATAATCCCTATTAAGATTAGCAACAGCATCCATATCACCCTGAATTTGAGCATCTTTATTTTTTATAACATCATAAAAAACTTTAGGTAAAAACCTACGAGCTGTAAATAATCTTCTATTTATTGATCTTATGTTGTCTTTAATTATCTTACCTGTGCTTAAAAAAACATCTTTTAAACCTTCTTCTGGTTTAACAGGTATTTTTGGAAGTTCCTTTTTAACAACATACTGAACTTCTTTTTTATCTCCTTGTCTTAACTTGTTTTCTAAAGTAATTAACTTTACTACATCAGCTTCAGATGCATTAATAGCATCTTCTTCTGCTTGATTATATTCATCAACACTTAGTCCTTCTTGGTTTATTTCTACTGTTTCAATACTTGTACCAGCGGGAATAACTTCTTCTAACATTTCTCCTTCACCTTTATATTCCTCTGCTATACTTCTATCTGGAGAAAAGAAAGAACCTTTAGCACCAGGATGTCTTGTAATTAAATTACCTTCAGCATCTCTTTTTCCTTCTAACCCTTTATATATTACTATATTTTCTTTGGAAGTTTCTATAATTGGTTCTTCTACTTTTTCTTCCGTTTCGACAGCAGGCTCCCGTACTTCTGCTTCCACTTCTTGTACACTTTCGGCTGGTTCAGCATTAAGTATAGCTCCTGTTTTTTGCTCTTGAATGGTGACATAATTATCTAGTTTATCTTTTAATAAATTATATGTAACAGGGTCATTATTAATAATTATTTTTGCTTTTGAAGAAGAAATATCTTCATCCGTCATATCTTTAATAATTCCCTGCATTTCTTGTTTTGTTTTCTCCACACCATTAATAGTATAAATAGGTTGATTAGAAAATAATGACCTACCTAATGTAATTGGTGCTGATCCTAATCCAGCAACCCCTTCTAAAGCAATGTCAGCTACATCCATTTCTTGACCAGCCACTGCTTTTCCAGCTACTTCTCCTAAACTACCACCAACTGCTTCTACTCCTAATCCAGTTCCTGTTGCAGCTAATCTACTTCCTTGTCCTAATTTTTTAGCACCTGCTTGAGTTACTTTTCTAGCTGTTTTTCCTAGAACAGCTGTAGTAGCTTTTCCTGCTAACCCACCAGTAATGGCATCCACTGTTCCAATCGCAGCTCCTCTTCCTGCTGCTCTATTTCTAAGCCTGCTTAATTTTTCAGGGTCATTTAAAACAGCCCTAACATTTTCTTTAGTAAAGGGTAAGCCACCTAACTCTTCTTTGAGTAATTCATTAAAGGTTAATGCTGTTTCTAAAGTAGTAGTAGCCCCTCCAATCATTCCAGCTACTGCACCTCCTCCTGCGGTGATTCCAGCTAATGGACCACCTATTGCACCAGCTGCTGCTCCTGTTAATGCTCCTGCTCCTGCTCCTACACCTGCGCCAGCTGCTACTGCTGGATTAAACATAGAGAATATAGATGATGTTAGTATTTGAGGTAATATACTTGGGTTTTCTCCAATACCTTTTAATACACCAAACAAACCTTCTCCTTCTTCTTGATAGGTTTTATAAAAATCTCTCATCTCATCTGTTTCTTGATAAGACTCTGATTCTTGTATGGCTTTTATATAATCTGCTAAATCTTCATCAGTTGCTGTTGATCCTTTAGCAAATATTTCTAAAGCATCATCTACTGTTTGTGCTTGACCTAATCCTTGTGTTGCTGAACGATATAAATCTCCTAAAAAGTCAGTAACTACATTCTTACCAAATGTTCTTTCTATTAGTGTGTCTTTTTCTTGAGATGGCTCTTCTTCAACTATTAGACTTTCTGAGGATACCAAAGAAGTATCTGGTGTTTCCACTTCTGTAATAGACTCCGTAACTTCCTCCTGAACAGGTAAATCTGAATCTTTTTTTTTTACGCCATATATAGACTTGAAGTCATCAACCACAAATTGAATGGACTCATCAGGCTCATTATTTTGAATCATTTGAGAAACAATTTCATCTAATTTTAGTCTGTCTTCTTCACTTAATATTAAATCATCCTCCATTAGTACTGGTATTTATTTCGATAATCTATCCTAACAGAAGTATCAAATGCATCACCAATTATCTGTTCTCCTTTAGTTTTAGATATTTGATTTTTTATTTTATCTATTTTATCTTGTATTTGTTTTCTTTTTCTTCTTCTATCTGCTACCTCACTATCCGATAATTTTTCAAATGATTTAATTTCAGTTCCTGTTTTTCCTTGTAATCTAACTTCTTTTACAAACTCACCATCTTTCTTTTGTAACTCTAATTGATAAGAATTTAATTCTTTTTCTAAATCATTAATTTGAGACTGAAGTTTATCAACTTGTCTTCCTACTATTTTTCGTGCTTGCTCTGTATCTATACCTTGAGGATTACCACTTGCGTCATAACTGGTTGCAGATGTAGGATAATTGTCAGCTACTTGATTTATTAAGTTATTTAATTCTTGTTGTTCTGAAGGTGTTTTATCAGTTTTTGCATTAAGTAAATCTATTCTATCTAGAGATACATTTAAGTTAAAATCTGAACTAGGAGTAGTAGATTCAATAGTTTCAACAGTTAAAGAAGGTGTTTGACTAATTATATCACCTTCAATGTATTCAGGCAAAGCAATCCCTTTTTCTCTTTTTGTCGCTATAGTTGTGGGAGTATCAAATTTTATCTCTCCATTTTCTACAAAATATTTTCTACCTTGTTCTTTTTTTCTAAATGCAGATATTTGTTTATCATTCATTCCAGCTGCTTGATTAGCAAAACTAAAAAAGTCTTCAAAAGTATTTAAAACAACTGGTCTTGGTCTTCCTTGTTTATCTATCTCAAAGAAAGTTGCTTCAGGTCTTGATTTTACATATTCAGCTGCACTTACTACTTGCTCAGTATCATTAATTATAACTTTAAAAGGTTGAGAAGATTTAGCCATTTCACTTTTACTTAAATAAGTACCTGGTTTAAACCTATCTAAATGATTTACATAATCATCTACAGTTTTTACTCCAGAAACTAATCCCATTGTTATCTCCTTATTAGGTATAAAATCTATTTCAAACTGTTTACCACCTTCTTTTGTTCTGTAAGTAGTATCTAAACTAGCTATTATATCTTTCTTTAAGCCATCTTTTGCTTGTTTAACTATTTCACTTAAATTAGCAGCAATAGGTCTTCCTTTTTCATCTATTAAAAGCTGTAATTCATCATCACCTTTTGGCGTGTCATAAACTAATCTTTTCCCCCCTGGACCAGTTAAATACTCTAAAGCTTGTATACCATTAGCATCACTAATTTTTGAGTTTACATAATCATTTAAAGCACCTTCAAATTCTTTACTTTTATAATTAGCAGAGTAAGTTACATTTCCTTCTGCATCTACAGTTTCAAAAACTTTTTTAGCAAAAGCGTTATTAGCATTGGTAATAGCTTTTGTGTCAAACTTTTTATTATAAAAATTCATTATAGCTAAATCATTCGTAACTGGTTGAGTAGTTAACTTTCCATCAACAATTGTTTTTGATTCTAATATCATTGTCTCTGGGTTCCACCCTATTGATTTGTTAGCAAGATTTCCTAAAGTGTCTTGTAAACTGCCTAAAAATATAGAAACATTTCCTGTTCCTTCTTTATTAATTCTTTCTAACAACTTATCGTAAGAAGATTGATAATTAAGTAAATTATTTTTAAGTATTTGATATTGCGTATTTAATGAGTTAGTAGCTATCTTATATTGATTAGGGCTAATTTCACCATTATCATACTGCTCTTTTATTTTTTGATTAGCATCACCAACATTTTGAATAATACTAGCATAATATTTTGATTGATCAGGAGTGGCTCCAGCAGGTAAGTCTTGTATGTCAGCGGCCATTTTCTGATTTTTCAACTCTACCTCAGCTCTTTGTTTTTGTGCTTCTGTAAAAGCCTCACCTAAAGCACCTGTAATACTAGAGCTTACTGCACTCCAATCTATAGTAGTTTTATCTACATCTCTTTTTACGTAACCTATTCCTGGTGCTGCCATAATTTATCGTGGTAATTGTAGGATATAATCTAACTCTGCTTGTGACATATAGCCTGGTCCTCCAACTAAAGACCCTATACCAGAACCACCTGTAGTAGTTCTAATAGCTGGTGCTGGCGCTATAGGTGTAACAACATCACCAACAGGAGTTTGTGTCATTCCTCTACCAAAAGTAGTTTGAAAACCTCTTTGAATTTGTTGTGGTGATGCTACTCCTGCTGCTATTAATCCAGTATAGTCATCTATAATAGATGTAGCGGCGCCTATAGCCTGTTGTTGAGCAGCCACTCTTCTTTGTTGTGCATCAGCTGCTTGCTGTTGAAATCCTGCTGCTTGTTGTAAATCCAAGTCTTGGAGTCTAGCCAATCTAGCTTCTTCACCCTTAGCTATATCCGCCTCTAATGCTTGTATATCTCTTCTTTTTTGTAACTCTAAATTTTGTCTTTCTCTTGCTGCTTGTTGGGCTAATCTACTACCCATTGCTGCTTGTAACCTAGGATCATCTCCAGCGGTAATCTCTAAAGCAGTAGATAAGTCTTGACTTATTCTTTCACCTGCTGTTTCATATAAAGTAGGGTCAATAGTTCTCATTTCTTGAGGATTAATCCC